ACTATTTTACTGTACCAAGTGACACGACACGCACATACTATGCGGTTAGCGACGTGCGATAATACCACACCCCACAGCACCGCCCGGCATACATAAACGCCCGTCAATTATGACGGGCGTTTTTTTAGGTAAAAAAAGTAGCTGTAAACTAACACGCTAAATAATAATTAATGCTATTCTAAATTGAGAGCTATGATGACCTGGTGCAATTTAAAAAGTAAACTAATACAACCTTCAACGCCCGGCATTGCCACCTGGACGCAAATTTAAGCTATTAATCAGATAATTTAACGGGAAAATTTAACGGGAAAATTTAACGGGAAAAAGACTAATAGAAGTGATAATTATAGAAAAAATCGACCACCTAAAATAGGCGAAATCAGAGCCGGGCGAGCGGACGGTACTCCACATCGACACACCCACAGCATTTTTAAACTTTCCCACCTTCCGAGCTTGACAATTCTACCAACATATGCTACCGTTCGTCAACTAACCCACCTAACCTACCCAAATTTATATGCGCGAACAACTAATCGAAAAACTGATTTCTCTAAATTTGACCAACCCTAGTCGCAACGTAGTACGCCAACACATCCCAGAGTACGACTACCTACGCGAATTCGGCACGTTCACCGAGTTCAAACGCCAAGCTGGATTGCTTAACCTCAAATCACATAACAAGTTTAACAACGCGGTAGCCAACAATGCAACAACCAAAACACCAATCGCAGTTACCCTCAACCAAGAGTTACGCTCCTACAATACGCATAACTACGAACGACCCCACAATGACCGTTTTCAAAGCATTGTAATCGGTTCTGATTATCACTCGCACGACCACTGTCCGTTCACAAGAGCTTTGTTCATCGATGCAATTTCACGCATACAACCAGCTACTGTAGTGCTATTAGGAGATTTCTTTGATTGCTATGAGTTCAGTTCTTACACCAAAGACCCCCGTAAGCTCGACCTCGTTGGGGAATTTTCCTGTATCCATAAGTTACTATCAGACATCCGCAAGGCAGCCCCAGATTGTGAAATCGACTTCATTGCGGGAAATCACGAACACCGAATACTCAAGCACATTGCCAACGAAGCCCCCTTTGTACAGCAGTTATTAGCAGATGTGCATGGCTTTTCATTTGGCAGATTGCTAGGCTTTGACGACAATGAAATCAATTTTATTTGCAAAGGCGACTTATTCGCACATACTAACAGTGCCATTAAACGCGAAGTCAAACAGAACTACCTAATCAAACACGACTGCCTAATGTTAAACCATTTCCCAGATGGACGCAATTATGGCATACCTGGTTGCAATGGGCATCATCATAGTTTTTTGGCAACGCATCACTATAATATCACTTTTGGTCCTTACAGTTGGCTGCAACTAGGTTCAATGTGCATACGAGATGCTAGTTACTGTGATGGACTAAAATGGACAACAGGTTTCTTAATTGCACATGTAGATACTCACACCAAAGCGACAGCTTTTGAATATATTGATACAACAAATGACCACGCTATAATAGGGGGTCAATTCTATACTCGTAATTTATGGGGGTAGACATTTTGGCTGAAATCTGATACAATATTAAATGACGGCATAGGATTGCAAGCCTAGAATACAAGAGTGAGTATTCAAGCCGTCATTCTAATCACTCCCTTATACTCAAGGAATACCATGAACAACTACCTAATCTATAAATACACTTCACCATCTGGCAAAGCTTATATCGGTCAGACTAAAGATTACGAAAAAAGATGTAAGGAACATAAATATCATGCAAGCTATTGCCGTGCATTCGCTAATGCCATCAAACAGTATGGTTGGGATAATTTTGAGCATGAAATATTACATAGCAATTTAACTATTGACCAAGCCAACGAACTAGAAGCTAAATGTATATTAGAACATAATACTTTATCTCCTCGTGGGTACAACCTAATGACAGGCGGTTTAAACAGTGTTCCATCTCAAGAAACTCGTGATAAATTGCGATTAGTACATAAAGATAGAATTTTTACAGAAAAACATAAAAATAAGTTAAGTATTGCTGCAAATAATATGTCAGCTGAACATAAGTTAAAAATAAGCATAGCTAAGAAAAATATATCAGCTGAAACTCGTAAAAAATTAAGCGATTCAGCTAAGAATATGTCGGCAGAATTACAAGCTATTCCAAGTTTAGCAAAAAAGAGAAACACTTTTGATAGATTGCAACATTATTATAAAATGAAAATATTAACAAAAGATATTTATAGTGCTACAGGTTTGGCTAAATTTTTAAATACAGATAAGCAAACTATATATCGCCATTTTCCAAACAACCATCGTAATCATTTAGGGCATCTTGAAATACATGCTCAACAAATTCACGAATATTTCAATCAACCAAATCCATACTTAACACTATGACCAACCTACACCCACAAGCCGTATTATCAGCTACCCAATGTGCTATGCTAAAAGAGCTATTGAGCACCATGCCAATATATCAACCATCGTTGCTAGTTACAGGCAGGGCATGTGATGGCAATAACAACCTGCCCACAGGCATTATAAACCCAAACCCATTTACCACTGAACTAAACAACCACTTGACAAACCCTAAGCAATGTGGTAACCTTACGTTTTCTAATACTACAGACTAACTAATGTCACACCACAAGCGTAAAGTAATTTGGACTCCAAACAACGGCTCACAGCAACTGGCATTATCGTGCCCAGCAGATATGATACTATATCACGGTACTCGTGGGAACGGCAAGACTGACTGCCAAATTATGCGCTTTAGACGTACTGTAGGACAAGGTTATGGCAAGTTTTGGCGTGGTCTTATTGTAGATACGCAGTTGTCGTCACTCGATGACATCATAGCTAAAACCAAAAAATACTTCTATCAATTCAACGATGGTGCAAAGTTCTTAGCATCTAAGGGTGAAAACAAATGGGTGTGGTCAACTGGGGAGGAATTATTACTCCGTGCAGTAGACAGCGTGTCAGACTACGAGAAGCTACATGGTTCTGAATTTGGCTACATAGGCATCAACGAAGCGTCTAAGTCAGCTGACAGCGTTACGTTAGACTTGTTACTGTCACTCAATAGAACCTCATTTGTGCCAGAAGACCATCCATTACCCGATGGCAGCTTATTACCAGAAATTCCAATGTGTATATTTCTAACGACCAACCCCTCTGGCTTAGGGCGTAATTGGATTAAGAAACGCTTTATAGACGTGTCAATGCCCGGTGAAATACTGCGCAAAGACATTAAGATATTTAATCCTAGAACGCAAAAAGATGAAATAATCACTAAGACGCAATGTCAAATATTTGGCTCATGGCGTGAGAACATTAAGCTTGCACCAGAATACGTAGCTGACCTAGAGCAGATTACAGACCCAGTTAAGCGCAAAGCGTGGTTACTTGGCGACTGGGACGCAGGTTGTGAGGGCGGCATGTTTGACGACTTGTGGCAATCTGACGTGCATATCATTAAGCCATTTAACATACCACACAGCGGCTTTATCGACAGATGTTTTGACTGGGGTAGCAGTGCGCCTTTCTCTGTGGGTTGGTACTGGAACTCCGATGGCTGTGACATTACTTTAGCCGATGGACGCACAATTAGCACCATACGTGGGGACATATTCCGCATAGCTGAATGGTATGGCGCAGTAGAAGGTCAGCCAAACAAAGGGCTTATGATGCTAAATGCCGAGATAACCAAAGGCATCATTGAACGCGAAATCGCTATGGGCATATACGGGCGCGTAAAACCCGGTGCAGCTGATAACTCAATATGGGACGTAAAATCGGGTGCGTCTATTGCCGCTGATATGCTTAAACCTGTGCGCCTAGACGATGGCAAGACTTATGCAGGGGTAACGTGGCGTAGGTCAGATAAATCACCCGGTTCACGCACAGGTGGCTGGCAAGCAGTACGTAAGTACCTATCTGGGGCGATTCGTCCGCTGGGTTCGGTACGCGAATTTCCGGGTTTATTTATATTCAACACATGCAAGAGTTTTATTGAAATATTTCCCACATTGTCCCGCGACAAAGACGATATGGATGACATTGACACACGAGGATGTGACCACCAAGCCGATGAGTTGCGATATAAAGTACTCTCAACTGCTATGGGTTCACGTTCTGGTAAAACAAAAGGATTATAACATGGGCAAGATAGTACCGTTTAAAACAGCAAGTAACGTTGCAGATGAGTTATCGCCAAATGACATATTACTTGAATCCAAAGACCAGTTCAAAGAAATACTTATTTTAGGGTATGACTTAGAAGGCTACTTAGACATTCGTTCATCATCTAACCTAAGTCATTCTGACATATCGTGGCTTATAGACTTATTTAAGCAGAAGCTCTTAAATGGGGACTTCATGGGCGACGACGAATAACAACCCGCTTTAACCTATAGCCAATATAGCCAAAGCTTCCAATAACCATTACAGCGACGACGACAATGAGCAAAGATAAAATATTACGCAAAGGCATCAAATCAGATGACTTTTACTACGACAAGTTGTCAGACAAAAAAAGCAAAGACAAACCAAAACGTGACAATAATACTAAAAAGAATTTTAACTATGATGTTGACAATTCTAATTGAATGTGCTATAAGTATTTATTATAGCACCTATTTTGGCATCCAGACTGGAAATCATATAAATGATAAACAATAAACATCCTCAGTACGCTGAACACCTATATGATTGGACGCTTATGCGCGACTGTTATAAAGGCGAGAGAGCTGTCAAGGACAAAAATACTATATACTTACCCGCTACTTCGGGTCAAGAATTAGATGGAATGGGCGTTGGCGAAGATGGCTACAAATCCTATAGTGCATACAAGACTAGGGCAATTTTCCCTGGTTTTGTGTACACTGCCGTTGAATCCTATTTAGGATTATTGCATACCAAGCCTACTAGTATCACATTGCCACCAGAGATGGAATATCTCCGTACATGTGCTACGATTACAGGCGAAGACTTAATCACTGTGCTACGAAAGATACAAACTGAGCAATTGATTACTGGGCGCGTAGGTGCATTAATGGACTTGCGTGAGTATGAAATTACTCCACAGCCATATATCGCATTATATGGTGCTGAACGTATTATCAATTGGGATAGTAATGACCCAGTAGCTGGTTTGAATGCCCTTAACATGGTTGTATTAGACGAGTCACGCGCAATTAGGTCATCTGATTTTGTCTGGCGTACTGCGTTAAAATATCGCATTTTGTCACTAGGCAACTTATTTGCTAATGAACCAGAAGACCAAGGTTACATCTATAAGCAATCACTTGTGGATTTGACATCGGCAGGTGGCGTAGAAAATACCAATTACGACAATTTCATCGTACCTCTTATTCGTAATACCCCACTGCAAGAGATTCCTTTTGTGTTTATTAACTCAAAAGACACTGCAGCAATGCCAGATGTGCCACCTTTGTTGTCACTAGCTACATTGTGCTTAGCTATTTACCGTGCAGAAGCTGATTATCGTCATACATTATATATGCAAGGTCAAGACACACTTGTTATTATTGCTGGTTCAAATGACCCAGATGACGAAACTCGTGTAGGTGCAGGCTCTAAAATTGAAGTAGGCATGGGTGGTGACGCTAAATACATTGGTGTATCTTCTGCTGGCTTAACTGAAATGCGCAGTTCTTTAGAGAATGACCGTGTATCAGCACAAGCAATGTCTGGACAATTAGCATCTAACAAAGGTTCACAAGAATCTGGCGATGCATTGCGCTTACGTATGGCAAGTCAAACGGCTAACCTAACGCAAATTGCTATTTCATCGTGCTATGGCTTAGAGCGTTTACTTAAGATTACTGCACGTTGGATGAATGCTGACGACAGCTTAGTATCCGTAACACCTAACTTGCAATTCGCAGATAACCGCATGACAGGTCAAGATTTCGTACAATTGATGCAAGCTAAGTCTATGGGTCTGCCATTAAGCGACGAATCATTGCATGACTTAATGCAAGCACAGAACTTAACATCTATGTTATATGACGAAGAAGCTAAATTATCTATAGAAGAATTTACTAAGATGAAAGAGCTTACTGCCAAGCTAATGCCTAAGCCTATTATGCCAGCAGCTCCAGCGCAAGACCCTAATGCTAAACCA